ACTGTCCCTATTAGTAAATACTAATTATTTAGGACGACGAGATGCTCGGACTGTTTTTTGATATTTACGATCCCACTTGATAATCTGTTGCATAATCTTTGGGATTGCAACATTATTCTTGTAGTCGTAATTGAAAGACTTTAGATAAGATCTAAGGGTTGATGAGTCTCTGTATTTCTTTGCACGAGATAACAGATCTTCGATAGGAACATTTGGACGATAGGTTTTAAAGTCTAATAAACAGCAATGTGCATATGCTTGTATTTCATCGAACTCAGAGAGATACTTTCTCTCGTCATTCTTCTTTTGTGACTTAACCTTTTTGTATGGAACTACATATCCACTCCACTCGTCTCCTCTGCGATCGAACTGCATGAAGTGTATTAGTTCATGCATGGTCACTTGAATTAGACGATACTTGAATTTGTTCCAAGTTCTTTCTGTGAATGGAAATTTGTCAAAGTAATAGGTATAGACAAATATTGTAGACTGGCGATCGTTAGGATCGTATTCTCCACCAACAGCCACATAGCTCTCATACATTTTGGCTCTGGATGGCTCTGGTCGAAACTCTATCTTTGTTCGCCACTTACGGAAGTAGTTTGAAAGACCTTTACTATCATTGCGATAGAGATCAAGATCTTTCCAAACCTTTGCAGGAATGAACTTCGCTCTGAATGGTCGTTCCCCAAAGTTGAGTAGATCCATCCAGTCGAAATTGGCATTTTCTAGGAACTTCATTTTACATCCTAGAAAGGTATTTTATCTCTTGAAATGTCCTTCCAAGAAACCCAAAACCTTTCCCTGCTCCTCTAAGTTAGTATTAACAAACTCTGTAATATAGGGCATCAGTTCAAAATTAGACAGTATATTGCTATATTTAGTCGCTCGACCTTTTAGGAATGTCTCAGATTGGTCAGATCCTCGTTCTGCATATCGTTCTTTTAGCATAGCATCTGGAACTTTAAGGTAAATCACCTGTAGATCCGTATTCGGAAGCCCCATTGCAAACTCTAAGAAAGACTGATTAAAGATTCGGTCTCCCTCGAATAGAATATTGGAGGTGGTTTCACTAACAAACTCTTGTGCCACTGGTTGAACAGCCATGCTTAGACGATCTGTACCAGCAAAAGTTTCCCCATCATCATACTTACCTAGAATGTATAGGTCGAGTTCTTTACAATATAGAGCAGGAAGCATCTTTTTAGGTTCGACTTTCTCCCATTGATACTTCTCCATAAACTTACGGAATAAAGTGGTCTTACCAGTTCCAGGTTGCCCACCAACAGCGATGAGTTTACGCACCTGTGGTTCTCCACGAATAATCTGAATGGAGATCTGGTCTGTAGTTCCAATGTTTTCTTTAAGCATTTTTCACTTCCTCAATAAATTTCTTTAGTTCTTCCTCAGTAAATACCCAAACTCTTCCAATAAAGTGATGCACATCAGAGTCAACATCATGTTTCTTTGTGAAGGTCATTTTCTTTACCAATTCTCTAGATGCATTCTTGGCAAGATTCTCTTTAATCTCGTCTGCATAAGTTGGAACAGTATCCTTTAACTTTAAGAGTTCGTGTGCTGATACTTTATGATCAACAGTTAGTTTATTAAACTCATACTTGTCTAGTAAGTCATCGGTTATTACACCCATGGCAATAGTTCCATAACTACCACTGGTGTTTGATATAGTTATACTCCCAGTGGTCATATCACTAATGCTCACTGGTAAAGTAACAGAACTTGTTGTTGTTAAACTCATGCAAAAATCTCCAATCCATTTAGTACAGGTTGCTCATCATCAAACATCCACTCAAGATTCTCTAGTCTTCCTGTATTAATAAAACTAGAAAATCTTTCTTTATCAATTCCTCTTCTATGGTCTAGTCTCAAGTCGATAGTTTCTTCTCGTGATTGCCATAGAACATCCCAATCAATACCATACCATCCATCCTTCTCACACTGCATGATTTCTTCTGCTTGTCTATCAAGATAGTATCCAAGATAGCGACCATGATGTGCTCTAAAGATTTTCTTAAAAGAACACAAACAAGTTTCCATTGTAAAGTAATCTATCTGATCAATTAGCTCTGGAAATCTCGCTTTCGTCTCGCAAAGAATCTCGTACGCTTGTGCTTCAAGGTTCGCATAATGTCCTCCAGTGAGTTTTCTATCCACAAAGTCTTCCTGTCCAATGGCATAAAGGAGTCCATTACGATGAGAGCGAGAGCCATCATAATCATCCAACATGAGAGAAGTAGGATTGATACGGACACCAGCAGTATGCCTAAGATGCTGAAGATAAAACCAAGTGGAGTAACGACCAAACTTATGCAACCCAGACTTAATGCCTGTCCACAGGTTATTAAAGTTCTCTTCTTCATTGTGTCCATAATATTCTTCCAACCTTTCTCTTTGTGTTTTGTCTCCCACAAATTGTTGGTAAGAAGCGAACATGGTAGGGAGGTGTCCTTTGTTCCACTTTGTATCTGTTTGATATCTTAATCGTTTATAGTTTGTAGTGTTCCACTGTGTCATACGATCTACAGTGGCTAACTCAAAGTCTGGAAACTCATTCATAAGAATCCATGCAGTTGGAAGATAGTATGTATTACCATATAACCAACACAACCACAACTTCTGCTCATCATTATGTTCATAACGATTGTTTAGATAGTTTGTTGCCCATACAGCAGGATCGCAGTCATCATACTTTAGTGACCAAGCATACCAGCGAATGAACGCTTCTTTACGATTTTGTTCTAGTCTGTAATCAGGCATACCATCTCTTAAATGAAGTCTCAGGAACATCCCAGCATAATTGGTTTTCCCATCTTTCGTTTTTATAAAACAACTCGTCTTTTATATCTTTTAAATTTACAATGGCATATGTGCCAGTGAACAATCCAATTAGAAAACAATAGGATGCTCCATCATGTTTCAATGCATGGTCAACCTTATGTCTTTTAATAGTCGCCACACCTTCACCTGTTCCACACTGAACATCAATACGAACATCGGCAGTCTTATCAATCAAATCTGCATCACCTGTTCGTTTAAAAGTATCAATGCTCGTTAGGTCATCTCCACCATTTCTTTCGAGTTTACCCAATATCAATTTATCAACGATGAATGGAGTAAATATCTTTTCAGTTAGATAACCAAGCATCCAACTATAATAAACATCCTCCATAGCACGACCATTGTTTCTCATACGAGGAAGAATATTGTTATTCTTAATCTGCATAAATGTATCAATGATATCTTGGCTAATGTTTCCATCGTATGGAACTTCCAATCTCTGATTGATTTTATTAAAGATATTATCTAAACGAGAATTCTGTTTTTGAATCAATGTCCAGTTTGGCTCTTTAATATCCTTTGCTGAGAGATACTTTTGGAATTCATCTTTACGAGTAAACCCCATCGCTTTACGATATTCTTTTGTCATACTAAAAACTCTTCCAATGATGGTTGTTCCATCAATGCTTCTCTTAACCATGCTTTACCCACTGCATCAATTGCTGCTTGACTCTTTGCTTTCTTCTTCTCACCCCACTTGTAGGATTCTAATCCCTCTAATCGGAATTGTTCTCTGGCTTTGTATGGTGGTAGTGCTTGAAGTGGATTGACAATAGCGAAGTCACGATACGCAATCTGTTCTGCTCTTGTTGGGAATAATGGCTGATCAGAACGAAGTGAACCTGTTGGATCTACTGCCCACCAAATCAAACCATTTTTGTAGTGCCATGTGACAGATGATGGTGTGCAGGACATTTTCAATCGAGTCATCTTTCTTTCTTTGACTGCATAATCAATCCAAGCATCCCAACATTTAGATGCGTATCCTTTACCTTCATGTCCTTCAAGTGTAACAATCTCATATAGATTTGAGTAGTTGTCACGATTGAATGTAGCAAAGATAAGAGATACAACTTCACCATTTACTTCATATGTCATTGGTGGTGCTTTATCATAATTGTGAAAGCGATACCACAATGAGTGTGCAGCCGATAAGAACTTAGTGTTCTTACCAGCTGGACTGTTTTTAATTAGTTCTTCTACTCGTGTAGAATTAACAAAGTTCATAGTGTTGAAAATCCACTGCGTCGGCTATCGTTTCTTTCTCAACCATCATAGCCAATGCATCATCAAAAGTTATATAAGTGTTCAAAGGTAACTCAGTTGTAAATCCTTCAATACCTGCTCGTGCAGGAAT